TCCGAATTGAGCAGCAACCCCGAAGTCGAGGGGGGGTCCCGTCCTGTGTGTGGCAACCAGGGCGACATCGCGCCGAGTGTAACTGATAACAGCTCGGCTCTTCGAGGAGAACCAGGGGTTAGGACTGAAACGGTGGATTTATCCGCCGGGCAGGAATCCGTCTCTGGCAGTGGAAGTGTTGATGGGGTAAGTCGTATGACGGGTAATTCCGGCGCAACATCGACCACCTACGGCAGCAATGTCGTTGGTGAGCACGATCGATTTGAGGAGGGTCCATGGACCGTTATCCGCAGAGCTCTAGGGGAATGGTTATCCCCGCGACAGGAGCTTAGCGAAGACAGCAATATCGGGTGCTGTCGAAGGTGGTGTTGGCTTAAACCGCGTGAGAACCTCGCGGATTGGGTCGCACCGCCTGTACACGCCGAGCGTGCTGGGGTCGTCATGGCAATTGCCAACGGCGAGCTCCGCGCGTCCGGCGTTCCCGATAATTCCTCCCATGTGCGTGGGGAGGGCGCGAACGTCGTGATGGTTCAAAGACTCAAGAAGGCTCCTGGGCGGGCTCATAAAACAACTAAGAGGAATCATCGTGCAATCCGCGTTAATGCACTAGCAGGCCGCCTCGCGGACCAATGTCGCTTGCGATTTGGATTTCTGGCAGATACCCCGGAAAACCGAGAAATCATTCGAGCAGACGTGGCCCGACGTATCGAGGGGCTGAGGCGGGACGGGGATCCAGAGTTCAAAACCATGCGTGATCACGATATGTATCATTGCGCTATGTGGGCATCAGGACTTTTCTGGGTTCTCACTGAGGATGAAGAGGATTTTATTGAAGGTATGGAAGATCCACTCATCAAATCCCGTGTACGTGAGCGTAGTCGCTACGCTCGCAAGACCGGCTGCTAGGGCCGCTTGGGTCGGCGATTCGGCAGTACCACAACGAGTAGTGTTCCACAGGAACTAATCGACACACTCAACAGAGGTACGGACGTCATGCAAATCGCCCCCAGGCAGGCTGGAGGAGGTAAACCTCCACGCTCCTATTTTCAAGTACGTGCAGAAAATGGAGCACAATGGGACATCCCCAATAATGACATGCAAACAGTCAAGCATGCGCTGCTGGAACGCGTCTACTTCGTGAAGAAGGACGGACAGTTTCAGCGCCCTCCGCGACCTTGGACGACGGAAGCTGCTCTGCAGCTACCTGAAGATACGAGGATGGATTACGCGAGGGAAGTGCTTGATCAGCGTATGGCGGGGTTCAGTGATACACTAAAGTCCGTCTCTATGCAACGCGAAAGAAGTAGCCCGTTGTCCGTCCGAGAATTCGTTGATGGATACGGTGGACAGAAGCGCAAAGTGTACGAGGCGGCCGCTGAATCGTTGAAGGACAAACCCTTTAACAACCGTGACGCTGAGGTGAAGGTCTTCACCAAGGACGAATATCTCAAGCCAGGCGGGGCACCAAGAGCTATTCAACCGAGGTCACCCAGATTTAATGTCATGTTGGGACGCTATCTGAAACCGATAGAGCACGAGGTGTTTGATGCTATCAATAAGGTATTTGATGCATCCGGGGAACACCGCACAGTCGCAAAAGGAATGAACATGATCGAAAGAGGGCAGGTAATCGCTGGAATGTGGAATAATTTCAATGATCCTGTAGCCATCGGATTGGACGCCAGTAGGTTTGACCAGCACATCCATGAGCTTCTTTTGGAGTTTGAGCACAAGCACTACGAGTACTTCGTGGAAGCAACAGGTGATGGGCTTCCACCATTGAAACACTTGCTCGCTCTTACAAGATCAAACAAGGGCTCCTACAAGGGTAAAGACGGGAGACTCAAGTATGCTGTCCGGGGTAATCGGATGTCAGGCGATATGAACACCAGCCTGGGCAACATACTTATCATGTGCGCCTTAATGCATAGCTATTTGAGGGCGAAAGGGCTTTTAACCAAGGCTCGATTGCTCAACGACGGCGATGACTGTGTATTAATTATGGATAGACGGAATGTAAGTGTTTTCCGTGAGGGATTGGAGAAATGGTTTGAGGAAATGGGGATCACGATGTGCTACGACGGAGTTTACACCAGCTTGGAGGAGGTGGAGTTCTGTCAAGCGCACCCGGTACGAAACGTCGAAGGAGGTTGGATGTTAGTGCCGAGGCCCACCAAGCGATTGTATAGCGATTTGGTGAGTACTAAACCCATTAACTCGAAGAAAGTTTATAGGAAATGGTTGGGTGCGGTCGCAGGATGCGGCGCGGCCGCCTCGCGGGGTGTGCCTGTTTTCGGGTCATTTTATAGATGGCTTGGAACGGGTGCGACTCCGTACATTCCACAGGATGGAGACATGTACCGGGACTTTCGGATGTCACTGATCGACGGGATGAACATGCGGTATCGAGAACCAAGCCTCGAAGAGCGCATTTCCTTTTACTTTGCTTTTAACATTACACCGAACGAACAGGTAATGATGGAAAAGTATTATGACAATCTACCATCACCGGTATGGACAAAACCGGAAGATGACGTGCCTAGAACAATGGCACCTATCCAGTGGTTAATACCACCCGAACAGAAGGAGGACCACAAGCGTTTTTAAGGATAAAATGTTCTCAATTGGAGAGAAGACCCCTCGCTACGTGCAAGGCGGCAGCAGCTTTGGAAAGCTCTTTTCCCTGATTACGGCGCGCGGACTTGAATATGCGCTTAGAGGATGTGTGAACGCTTGGAGAAGGAATGGGAGGCGTATTTACGCCAGGTTTGTGGTAGCAGTGCCCGACAGGTTCGAGAGGGCCCAATAGGTTGGAACCACAGCGCAGTGCGACGTTCAGGCATGATCCAGCCGTTCGTTTAAGTTACCGGATTACGAATAGTAGAAAGAACAATTCCAACCGTCCCCAGTATGCAATGAAGAGGGATGGAACTATGGTAATTACGCATACAGAATTTTGCGGACTTGTTAACACAATGACTGCCCAACCCGAAGGTCAAGATACCAACGGCGTTTGGCACGAGCACAAGCCCATGAAGCTTCCCATTAACCCGGGTGATGGACGTTTATTCCCCTGGTTGACTGGTGTGGCTTCTCGGTTTGAGAAATACAAGTTTACGGCACTTACGCTACACTATAAACCCACTTGCAGTACTTTAGTGAGTGGGGGTGTTGCACTCTGCCCCATCTATGACCCTTCGGAGGAGGTGCCAATCGACAGGCACGTACTATACAATGCCGAAGGAGTTAAGAGGGGCCCACTTTATCGACCTCTGTCACTGGCTATCCCAAAGTCTCGACTGCGATCGGAGGATACCATGTTCGTGCGTGAAACGCACGATGGATTCATGGATCCCAACGAATTGCGAATGACGGACTTGGGGTACTTTGTCGTAACAGTTTCAGATTCGTACGATGCAATCAACTATGGAGATTTGTTTGTGACATATACCATCGAACTTATCAGCCCCCGTGTTGGTCGCCGCGCCGGAAAATGCGCGAAGGCTAGCTGGGAAGGTACGTTCGCGATAGGAGCAGAAGCCACGAAGAAATGGCCACCACTAGGACCCGCGCCCAAGTTCCATGAACAGGGCACCCTTATGGTGGACCATAAACTTATCGATGGCTCAGTAGGCAGCTCTGATGGTTTTATCAATCAAATGGTCTTCAAGGAGCCTTTTACGGGGCAGTTAACGGTTAAACGTGACGCAGGAACGATCCAATCCGCTATCTCCAATCTGATAGTGAATGGGCGTACCGCCACGGGTGATGAGATCGCTGTATCTTATCCGGACGCAGACCAGAAACCCCGAAAGGCGAAGCATAAGTGGCTCCACACGATCAAGGATGGTTTCCGAGACTTCTTGGACGTTATCGAGGTAGTTGCTGACTCCGGAGACATCTTAGAGCTTGCTCAAGATGCCGCCGCTGCCACGCACAATCTCTTTAGGTCTGAGACGACTTGGGCTGACCTTGCTCCTGCGGTGATTGATGCATCACTATTGGTGTAACTGCGAGGATAGTTGAGAGGGTCCGGGAGCCCTGGAAAGCCCGGATTATCGGTTTGTGGGGGACTGACACCCCCGTAACAAAAGTAGAGAAGTGACGCTCTAGCAGGAAAGATACGTCACACCCCTTGGTACAGGGGTACCGCAAACGTGAAATCCACACGAACATCACCAACGGATGAACGAATATAGCATTAGGAGAGGAACTTGGGATTCTGGAGGGGGCAAATGGGGTAATTCCCACCCTCTGACCGCATTCTTAGACCGCGCAACCTTACATACCTTCACTGTGGACGACTGGTGGCAACCCCATCATCGTCTGCTAACAAAGTCCCTTCGGAAGCGTTTTGTTGTAGTTCCCAACTTCACGCGACCGACCGGCACGCATAAGGCCCGGGATGGCCAGTTAACTGAGGTAACTCTTCTTGCACTCTCCCTGCCAAAGGGAGAGTTCCGCGTTCAAGATAAACCGTTTAGCGGAAACATGATCGATGTCCCATGACGTCAGAC